TATAATTAGTAGTGTCGCCTTATAGGGACATTACAATTAGACGCTCAAGGAGGTCACCATGTTTGGAACAGATGGCAGTGTTACACTGTCTGTAGGAGATACTTACGATTATCTTCAGAAGATAAGACGTAACATGATTGGTTTTGATGAATGGCATTCAAGATTCGACACACCAATACAGAATTACCCACCTTATAATACGATAAAGTTATCGAATCATGAGTATAGGGTCGAGGTAGCAGCAGCAGGATTCAAGAAAGAAGATCTAAAAGTCTATACACAAGAAGGACAACTTGTGATAGAAGGCAAGAAGGCAGATGGAGTAGAGCATGAGTACATGCACAGAGGACTAGCACAACGAGCATTCACTCGTGCGTGGTCACTACCAGAAGAACTTGTTGTCAAGGAAGTAGATTTCAAAGACGGATTACTTCTCATAGACATTGAGAAGATTATACCAGAACAACAACAGCGAAAAGATTGGCTCTAAATACATACATGTATTCAAGAGTTCTTAGACACATAAAACCTAAAGACCTTAGAGAGTCACTGACTCTGAGGTTTACTGAAATCCTCAATCCAGCATTCTGGATCGGGGATTCTCTCAAGCCTGAGGTACGTGAGGCATTGATGAACTTTGCAGAGGCATTCGCTGCTTATGTTGATTTGGATGAGAGGGCATTAGTTGATGTATTACTATTAGGTGGTAATGCAGGGTATAATTATACACAGTACTCTGACTTAGATGTGCACATAGTTGTCGATCCTAAGTTTATACCTGATTGTAATCCTGATTTACTTGACCAATACTATATGGACAAGAAAACACTATGGGAATTGACACACAACGTCACGATCTATGGTGTCAAGGCAGAACCATACATTGAAAGACCAAAGGTCACACGTAAGAAGAGTCAAGGTGTGTATAGTCTATTGAAAAAATCATGGATACAAGAACCAACACGTATTGAAGGGGACGTGGATGAGAAATACATAGAAAAGAAAGTAAACAATTTCAAATCCAAAATAGATGCACTCATCAAGAATGAAAATGCAGATGGGTTGAAAGAATTAGTAAAGAAACTTAGAGATGGTAGGTCAGTTTCACTACAGAAATATGGGGAGTATGGTTTTGAGAACATGGTGTTCAAAGAACTAAGAAATCAAGGTTATATTGACAAAGTACGTACAGTTGTGGTAAACTTAAAGTCAAGAAGTCTTTCTTTATGATCAAAATATTATTATTCAAAAACGACCTTGTTCTGATTGCAAGATTGGAAGAGGTTGGATCTGAAATGGGTGAACCTGATTGCAAACTTATCGATCCCTTTGAAATAAAGGGTGAGTTTCTTGAGTCTTGGCCTTCATTTACAACACAACGTGAAATGATGGTGCACTCAGATAGTTTCTTGACTATAATAGAACCAGACAAAACACAACTAGATAAGTATCAGGCGTTGACTGCAACTAATGTCACAGAAAAGTCTTAGAATATTATGGTTATATCCTAATCAACACATGAGAGTAACACCACCTGGCGGTGTTGCTATTATAACAGCGTGTTTGAAGAGAGCAGGTTATCATAACATAGAATTGTTTGATGCCACATGGTATCCAGTTGATGCAGAAGATAAACATCACCTCGTAGATAGAGATAAGGAGAGAATAAAAAGGCAAATGTTTCCTGACTATGAGTGGAAAAGAGATGATGTTGAAAAAGATTTTTTCATGCTGGAAGATACTGATATGTACACAGCATGGAGACAAAAAGTAATAGATTTTAAACCAGATGTTGTTATATCATCAATCGTAGAGGACACATATTATATTTGGAAAAGATTTATTGCTCAAGTATCTGATCAAAAATTTATAAGTGTTGTAGGTGGAGTCTTTGTTACATATCATCCAAAAGTATTTGAAGGACAAGTTGATTATATTGTAAGAGGAGAAGGTGATGAGGTTATACCTGAGTTGATGGATCTTATAAGTGAAGGAAAGAAAGGACATCATCTTGCAAATGTTCATCCTAATCCAATGAGACCTGCGTTGAATGTGAACACATTACCATCTACAGATCATGAAATATTTGACAAGAGGTCTTTGTATAGACCATTCCAAGGAGAGATAATAAAAATTGCTACTGTTGAAACACAACGTGGATGTCCATTCAAATGTAAATTCTGCAACTCACCATCTAATGCAGGTTTATATAAAGAGGAAACTGATAGTTTATTTTTTAGGAAGAGAACTGTAGAGCATCAAGAGGAAGAAATAAAACATTTACTTGACACCATACAGGTAGAATACTTGTGGATAGTCACTGATACATTTCTTACCATGTCAAAAAAAGAGTTTGATAAATGGGCAGAAATGTATTCCAAATACAAATTACCATTCTTCACTCAGACAAGACCAGAACTTTTGTCACCTTATCAAGCAAGAACATTAAAGGAACTAGGTTGTATAAAATTGAACATGGGTGTAGAGCATGGTGATCCAAAGTTTCGTAGAGATATTATAGGTAGGATATATGAAAATGATAAAGCGATTGAAGCATTCAATATCGCAACAGAGGCAGGTCTTTCTACCACTTGTAATTTTATTATAGGATACCCATATGAAACTATGGAAAATTGTTGGAAGTCTGTAGAATTGGCATCACAATTGAATTGCAGTGACATCAATGCCTTTATTTACACACCATATCACGGAACACCTATGAGAGATATGTGTGTGGATGCAGGGTTTGTAAGTGATGACTTAATTGTAGAAATGATTAGTGATGATCAAGGTAGTTTCCTTGATATGCCACGTCCATACATGAATAAAGAGGAAATATACTACATGTATAATAATTTTGCTAGACTTTTTCGTGAAAATACTGTGCAACGTGATAGAATAGGCGAAGGTAAAATAGGACAACTTACAGCATGAGATATTACACCAACGTACAGATGGTCGGCAACGACTTTCTTGTTCGTGGTTATGAAGGTGGCAAAAGTTTTACATCAAGGGAGTCTTTTCAACCCACGATGTTTGTTCCTAGTAAGAAAAAAACAAAGTATAGAACATTAGATGGCAAATATGTGCAGAGTATACAACCTGGTACGGTGCGAGAGACTAGAGAGTTTATTAGAAGTCATGACAACGTAGAAAACTTTGAGATATATGGCAACAACAGGTACATATATCAGTATATCTCTGACAGATATCCTGAGGATGAAATAAAATTTGACCTCAAGAAAATGAATCTTGTGACTATTGACATTGAGGTCAAGTCTGAAGGTGGATTCCCTACGGTAGAGAAATGTGATGAAGAGATGCTACTCATATCTCTACAAGATTACAACACTAAACGTATATTGACCTTTGGTGTAGGTCCTTACAGGACACAAGACAAGATGGTCAAGTATGTGGAGTGTAATGATGAGTATGATATGCTCACACACTTCATAAATTACTGGTCTAAGACACCACCAGAGGTTGTGACAGGGTGGAATTGTCAACTATATGACATACCATACCTTGCAAAAAGAATTACAAGGGTGCTTGGTGATAAAGCATGTAAGAAACTATCACCATGGGGACTGGTCACCCACGAAGAGATTTACATGGCAGGTCGTCCACACCTCATGTATGATATCGGAGGTGTAACTGTCCTAGATTACATGGATTTGTACAAAAAGTTTACCTACAAGGCACAAGAATCATACAGACTCGACTACATTGGTGAGGTAGAACTAGGACAGAAGAAACTTGATCACTCAGAACATGACACGTTCAAAGATTTTTACACAAAAGCATGGAATAAGTTTGTAGATTACAATATCCAAGACGTTAGACTTGTTGACAGTCTAGAAGAGAAGATGAAACTCATAGAACTTGCCATCACTATGGCATTTGACGCAAAGGTAAACTTTACTGATGTGTTCTATCAGGTTCGTATGTGGGATATGATAATATACAACGACTTGAAGAAGAAAGGTATAGTTATACCACCAAAGAAAGATCAAGATAAGAGTGAGAAATATGCAGGTGCTTATGTAAAAGAACCTATACCTGGCATGTATGACTGGGTTGTGTCGTTTGACCTCAACTCACTGTATCCTCATCTTATAATGCAGTATAATATATCTCCTGAGACTGTTCTTGATGAACGGTTTCCCTCAGTATCTGTTGATAAACTGTTGAATGAGGAGGTAAATCTATCAAGTCTCAAGGATGTGACAGTCTGTCCTAATGGTGCTATGTTTACCACAAAGAAACGTGGTTTCCTACCCAAATTGATGGAGAAAATTTACAATGAACGAGTCATTTTTAAAAAGAAAATGCTTGAGGCAAAGAAGGAGTATGAAAAAACCCCTACAAAGCATCTCGAAAAGGAAATTGCAAGATGTAACAACATCCAAATGGCGAAAAAGATTCAACTTAATAGTGCCTA